CTCCCCATCGGGGGTAGGTGAGTGGTTCAAAGCCCTACCCCCGATGGTTTGTTGGCCATGGACGCCACGCTAAACCCCTATATTTGAAAGCACAACCAGCAGGTTTTCACCCTGCCTGTAGACCGTACACCGCTCAGTCACCGTCATTTCATTGCACAGCGCTATGGAGCGCTGCACTTTATCAGGCAGTACATCAGCTTCAGTATTGGGGTGATTCTTGAACCTGATACTGTCGCTCACTTCGCCCATGTGGGTACTGGTGTACAACCCTAGCCTACCATCCTTCACTGTCAAGGTAGTCTTTGCACTTTGGGGATCGGCTATAACCCGTGCCCGGGTTAGAGCATCATTGAGTTCCTCGGGTACACCAACATAGCTGATCTTTCCATTGCCTATGGTCTGCTTGATTTCAAGCTCCCAATCAATGGGGTCAGGAATTTTGGGGACGCGGCCATATACAGTGAATCCTGTGCCTGTGGCGTAAGCCCATTCGTGATCCACAGCTACACGCTGAACCTCAAAATTCAGCAGGGTATTGCAGAAGGCGCTGGTCAGCAGGTATGGACCACCTTGGGAAATGCCACATTCAGCCTTAGTGATTGCGTCACCACAAGAGGAATACATCTTGCCGTGCCACACATACACACCCCGCAATGCCTCCTGTGTTAATTCTTTGGCAACGGTCTCCAAGCAAGCTTTTAATGCAGCTTTGACCTCTTCAGTGTACTTAATTCGCACATCATCGCGAACCACTTTTGGCTCTTCAAATACAAACTCTGTTTCATCATGGTAGGGCAATTTGAACAGGCTTCGCCCAGCTGTGATCCATACCTCATGGTCACGTAACTGGAACTCAACTTGCTCAGCACGGCTACCACCCAGCAACCCCAGCAGGGTCTTGCCATTGGTGGCAAAGCTGGCTCCAATGTCACACAGTGCAATGATTGCAAGCTCGTCATTGAACGCATACACGGTTTTGCCCGTGAAGCAGAAGCACTTGAAAATAGGCACCAGCGCGTTGTCTTCACCCAATGCACGGCTGACAAATTCTAGTGATTTTACAAGGGCTTCACGGTTCATTCTGGCTTCCTGAACACTTGCAGAAACTCATGGCGGGGGACTAGGCGCTTGTTGCGCCATGCATTGCTGGCCCTTTTCGCCGCTGAGGCAAAATTCTTCACCAGCACCACTGATTGCCAGTAGGTAAAGCCTATTTCGCTGAACAGGTCGATCACATGCGCGGGGAAATCATATAATTCACCCGTGCGTTTATCACGGAACGGCCCCACGACCCAACATACAAACGCCCCCGGCTTCATCAATGGCCAATGGCTCTCAATGCTGAATGAAATGCCTGCCAGGAACTCACTGTAGCTTTGAGCGTTGCTTAAATCTTCATGTAGATCAGAATACGTTTCGAGGTTCCAGTAAGGGGGGCATGTGAGTGCGAAGTCAAAATCTGAAACTTGGGCCTCCAGGAACCTACCGTCAGCGTGATGATAATGTATGTTCCTGAGATCAAGCGTTTTGACCACTGCCAGGTTTTCATCTATCTGCTCTTGTCTGATCTCAAACCCATGGTACTGATAACCCATAAAGCCACTGACAACACCCCTAGGGGGGCCACCAGCAAAGGCATCCAGTACTCGCCCGCCTGCTCTGCCGCCATACCGAAGAAGAATCCACTCGACCAGAGGACAAGCAAAGACGCTATGCGTGCCAGTGTAGATGGAGTCATGATCGGCCCTCATAGTGCCTGTGCGCTCACCGGTATGCCCGGTTTCGCCTAACAAGCGACGCCAATCCCTAACCCTCCGGCGTACCAATTCATCTACGTGCCACACGGTAGTAGTGGTTTCGAACCAGTCCCTGCCCGTTTCTGCTGGCCGCACATAGGTTTGTGCTGGCTTCAATAGCAAGGGTCTGCTGGTGTACAGCGTTTTTCCTGAGGCATGTTTCTGCTTAAGCAGCATTATTCAGCCTCAGGTTCCTTTGCTTTCTTGGCCTTCTTGGCCTTTGGCTTCTTGTCCAGATCATCCTTATGGGTGGCCTTCACCTTTTTAGTGGCGGGGTTTATATCAACCCGATGACCAGCCTTGGCGGCCTCACGCAACGGATTGTAATGCTTGCCCTGAAGCTTCTCAGTCACCTCAGCCCGGGTGTATTCGCCGGTTTCATACAAAGCCATGGCTTCGCTGGCTTTGGTGCCCTTAGTAATACCCCACTTGTCCTTCTCAAGGCTAGAGTAGACCCTGGCGGTACGCTTGGGTTTTTCCTTTACGGATTTGGGCTTTTTTCCGCGCTTGGGTTTAGCAGCGGTAGATGAGGGTGGTTCGGGTTCTTCTTGCGCTTCGTAGGCTTCGGGCGCTTCGGCTTCAGCTTCAGCTGTCTCAGTAATCTCTGCCTCTCCAGCCTCAGCCTCACTTTCCTGCTCCTCACTTTCATCGCCCTCTTCAGCAGGCTCAGGCTCATCAGGTTCTGTGGCTTCTTCATCACTGGGAGTATCCATAAGGTCAAAGTCGGGTAGTGGTTTTTTGGCACCCTGTGCTTCGGTGCAGTCATCATACCAATCGGCTGCCTCATCACTAATGGCGTCCCAGCCGTCAGTGTCTTTATCGGCGGTGTTACTCACTGCGCGCAACAGCGCCACTAGGTATTTTTGGCGGTTGGGGAATGCTTCAGGGTCTTTCTGGAACTTGGCAAATTCCCTGAGTTCTTCCTCTATTTCGGTCATGGCTCTCTCCTCATGTTAACCATGCTTTTATCTGGCCTACTAGATCCTCACCTTTAGGAGCCCCTGTGAGCCTGCACAGTTTCATGTTCAGGTTCTCACGTGGTCGTACCCCGCGTCCTTTCCGCCTTTGCCTACGGCGTAAAGCCGCGCATAGTATAGGGTCATCAAAGACCCCTAGGGCCAATTGTATCTCATTTGGCAAACCCTGCAAGAGGGCGTTGAGGTAGCCATCATTGGCTACCTCCCCTATTATACGATCAGCCAACTCTTGATCGAATGCCCTGCACCCACTGGCGCGTTTTCGCCGCATATACATGCTGTGGTCGTTGAATCGGTTGGCTAACGCTCGTTTGAACAGGGCCATGAACTGTCTTGCGGAATTTACACTGTACCTGGACTGCAACTTATTGAACAGCAGCCATGCATCCTGAAGCAGATCCTCTGCTTCATGGATGGCATCGACCCGCCACTTGTTCTTACGGATGAATTTGGCTGCCGTCAGCCTTACCGGGCCTTCCCAAACCGGGGCGTACACAACACGGTCACTCCTAATTGAGGTCCGGGCTGAGTACGACGGTCGTTACATTTTCAGTGATGGCCTCTTGTGCTTCCCTGAACACTATGCGGCGTAAGGTTTCAATGTGTGACATGAGGGTAAAATCCCTGTCCTCATCAGTGCCGTCAGGGTGCTCTTCCATTACACAATCGCCCAATGACCTGCCTACTATGAGCGATACCGCAGACATTATAGTTGCCAATTGGTCATGCCGGTTGTCACCAGCAGCCCTGAGCATTTTCATCTCCTGAACAAGGAGATCTTCGATACGCTCAATCAAACGCCTAATTCGTGATCCGCGTTCACTCATTTCCATTGGTGTGCCTCCTCATGCCTCATTTTATACTCAAACACAACGCCGCATTTTACGCAACAAGCTTTCAATACTGACCCACTGTTTTGGTCAACTTACTTACGAAGCGCTTCACTTGCTCTTCAGACATTTCACCGGGGTCTTTAACCTTGTCAGGCAATAGGCCTATTGCTGTGTCCATCCAATCTGCAGCTACTAGTGATGCCCCTAATGCATCCCCATCAAACAGGACCATGGTGCGGTCATAGAACGTACTCATCACCCTCAACATTTGAATTTGATCCATGGTCAAGCTGGTGCCAAAGGTAGCCACCGCTCGTGCTCCATACTCCTGTCCATAATAGTCAAGCTTCATGGCATCGAATGGGCCTTCGGTAATGAAAAGTAGCTGCCCAGGCGTCGCATCGGCATTGAAGACAGTTTGTTTAATAGCCTGGGAATTGGCCATGTAGCGTGGGGCATGCACTGGGTTACCCAGTGCCCGTCCGGTCCACGCCTTCAACTCACCATCCTCCGTCACTGGTATTATGATTCTGTCTTGCCACCTGCCATGCAGGCAACACATCAGGCCATATCGGCGGCAGAGGCTGGCGATGTCGCCAAAGCCCCGCGATTTCAGGTATAGCCAAAAACGTCGGGTCAAACCATTAGGGCTTATTTCCCTGAACTCAGGCAGTAGCTTTGCGGCTGGCTCATGTATGGGTTGCGTTTTTTGCATACCATTGAGTGCTGCCAATGCCGCCTCCAAGCCCTCAGGGTCAGGTGTGTTGTACTGCCGTTCAATTAGCTCAGCTTCATTATACGAACAACCCAACAGTATTCTTATGAGGCGCTTTGGCGAAACCCCACGATGGGTGGGGTCACGGAAACAGGCCCACGCATTGCGGTTCAGCGCTATGCCCAGGTGCTCCGACGGATCATCCTCGCAAAGCGGGCACTTGACTGAGACCTCACCATGCTTGGTATTCGGCCCCCGGTCAACCCATGTAATGTTGTGGTCATCCAGGAACTGAATCCAGTCCACTACACCGGCTCCACCTTTGCCAGCATGGCCTCACGTGCCCGGAAAACACGGCTTTTCACCGTACCCGCACAAATCTGCATTTTTTGGGCGGCCTCCTCATAGCTCAGGCCCTCAACGCAGATGTAATTGAAAGCCCTGCGCATGGCTGGGGACATGTTAACTTCGTTGAACTTGTGCAGGTAATCGCGCGCCTCAATATGATCAATTGAGTTAAAACACGCTGTAGCGTCTCCTTCAGTGGCAGATTCAAGGTCAACGTCAAGTATAAGTTTTTGCCACTTTTGACGGTTCCTGACCCATTGGCACCAGATACTGCCCAATATGGTCACGCCCCATGCCTTTAGCCTCGTACCTGGCTGGTATTGGTGCTTGAAATGCAGCATTCTCACCACCGTAGCCTGCACTAAATCCTGAGCTACGTCCCCGTTGCGGGTGCGGTAATAAGCCACGCGCCTGAGGTATGGCAGGGTAGCCAGTAACTCAGCGTTAGTGAAGCCGCTGTGCATAGCTAAATCCCCTCACGCAAAAGTTTCTTCAGCATATCTTCTCCTGCTTTATTGCTAGCAAGGAGACGCTGATCAACTGTACCCATGACTAAAAAATCATAATAAAGGACGCGCCTCGTTTGTCCAGGCCTCCATACGCGGCGCTCAGCCTGTTGCCGGTCTATAGGTGAATCTGGCTGCTCAAAGAATACACAATAGTTCGCATTCTGAAGGTTGAGCGACGCGCTCCCTGACCTGCTATTGATCACCAATACACGGCAATCAGGGTCGGTTTTGAAACGCTTCAACTCACCAATCTTGTCCCTCTGCCCACCCCAAATGCGGGCGTGGGTAACCTTGATTTCTGTTAACTTCTCACTGATCATGTGGTTGGTGTAAACAAAATGGTGGAAACATACCATTTTGCACTTGGGCGGCATGGCTTCAATCAGGTCAACCAGCGCCTCAAGCTTCGGATTTTCTTCAAACTTTATCTGCACTTTAGTGCTATCATCGCCGTTAAGGGTCATGAAGCCGCTGGCCAATTGCCGCAGTACCAGATAGTTGCTTTGCACAGTGCGATAATGCTGCTTTTTCACCCCTTCATTCAGCTGCTCGATCGCTGCCTGTATGTAGCTGTGGCTGACCTCGGGGGCCTTGAGCTTTACCTCATTAAACTGTCGGGGCTTCATATCTGTGAACTCGTCAATGCTGTAAGCGATGCTCCGGTTCTTGATTATGTGCTTAAGCTCAGGCAGCAGCTTTTTCTTGAAGGTTCGGTCCACCCCACCCCAAAAGTTGTATTGCTGGTTGAAGAATACCTCCCGGTAAAGCTCTAGTGTAGGGCCTAAGGTTTCACCAAAGTCAATGAGGTTGAATTGTGGCCACAGGTCTTGCAGGTCACGTCCAAAGGGTGTGCCAGTCAGGCCTAGGACATACTCTGCCTTGGCACTGATGGCCCTGCACATTCGATAGGTCAGGCTGGTGGGGTTTTTGCAGCGATGAATCTCATCGCAAATCAGCATGTCAAAGCCTGAGAATATCTGCCTTGTGGCGTATGCCCACTTTTTGCGCGGGGCTATGCGGCTGACCAAAGCCACAGCACTGGCATAGCAAATCACATAGAGGTCGGCAGAGTCGCACAGAGTCTCCTCGTTCTCACGGGTTGAAGACACTAAGGGCAGGCACTTTAACCCGGGTGTGTGCTTGGCACATTCCTCCACCCAGGTTTCAACGCTGGTAATGTAGGGCACAAATACAATGGCGCAGGGTTTCTCACCCCTTTCTTTCCTGCGTTGTATAAGCGACAAACTGAGCAAGGTCTTACCCCCGCCCATGTCAATGTGAAGCATAAAGCGCTTCACCTCTTCAAGAATTGTGAGGGCTACCAGTTGATGCCGCCAGAGCTTGAGCTTGTTAGGCCCTAGCAAAAGGTCCAACTCTAGCGGATCAATCTCTTTCATCCAGTCATAGGAGTCAAGTTTCCGCTTTAGGTACTGCTCTATGGCGCGCTTGCTGATCATCTATGCCAGAATTTCCAGCGACGTAGCCTATCATGCTCAAGCCTCAGGCTTGCAATCTCAGCACGCAGCTGCTTATTTTCTTCCAGCAGTTTGGCTATCTCTGCCACGTCTTCAGTTGCGACATTGATGAGGCGTGCAACTTCAACCCGCAATTTGTTGATGGTCTCAGCATGGGCTGGAAGGCTCATGTAAGCACCTTGATATTATCGAATTCAGGATCGATACCGCCTAGCAGTGCCTTCACCGCTTCGGTGCCCATTTCAGTGCTGGCCATTATGTCAAAATGACAGCCTTCATGTGCAGCATCAAAATCCCGCACGTGTTGCAGGAATTGCTCAGCCAGTTCATCCGGTACGTCACCAATGATCCCTATTCTCATTGCTACACCCCGCCAAGAACCCGTGCCAGCAGCAGCACGGACAGTGCTACCAATGCAATGACCACGATTATCAAATGTTCATGTCGTCTCATCATCTGCAGTCTCCTCAACTGGTGGTAATATTTTGAAATACGGCCCCTTTTGCAGATAACTGTTTAGGGCAAAGCCACCAATGGCGTAGTTCTGGCTGATCACCACGCTGATCTCTTCATCATTGCGGCCACCCACCACCTTCAGCCGCGCCAGCCCAATTGGTTGCTCGCGCGCTGACTGACTGTAGGTGATTGCAGTATCTGCATGCGCCAGCTTTGAGTAGGCTTCGGCCACATTCTCACCGCCGACGTACTTGGCCTTATGTGCGGCCCTGTGTGCTTGGCTGACCACCACCAGCGCCACGTTGCGCTCGGCAGCCAACCCCCGCAGCTCTACATATGTGCGGTCAATATCAAGCCGGTAGTTTGACTTATCCAGCTTCATGAGATCAGGGTAGTCAAGCAGCACTAGGTCAGGGGTAAACCTTTCCATAGCCTCCAGGTTGTCAAGGTAAGCCTTCAGCTGCGGCACCGACAGTTGCCCGGTGGGGAAATCCTTGATCACCACGTTATCCAACAACCGCTTACCCTGCTTGATTATGCCTAGCAACTTTTTTTCTATGTCAGGGTCGGTCAGGCTCAGCTTGGGGTATATGTGCTTGAGCGTGTAATCAGTGATCCGCTGGAGTGAATCCAGCTCTAGCTTGGCGACGGTAAGCTGATCACTGCGCTTGGCCAGGCCGAAGAGGGCCTGCATGTAACGCATGGCACAGCGTCTGCGACTCATTTCAAGGCTGATATGCACCACGCGCAGGCGTTGCAGAATAGCCATTTTGGCTAGGTGTATGCAGAACCACGACTTGCCGCGCTTGGCATTGGCAATGAACAACAGCATCTCACCACGCACAGGGCCAAACCCGCGCTTATCTAGCTCAGGCATGCCGGTGGGGAAGGCCCGCACTTGAGTACTCAGGAACTCAAGTGCATGCTTTTCATCGCTCAACCGCAGGCCAGGATCGAATAGTTTCAGTGACTGCTGCCGTGCCTCACCTATCAGGCGTTGTGCCTCTTCCAGTGATTCTTCAGTATCACGGGTAAGGTTCTTGGCTAGCTCAACCGCCATTGACCGCAACGTCTGACGGTTGATAAACTTATCCAGCTGGTTCATTACAAACTGGGTATTTATGGTCGCCTTTAGCTGGTGCATACTGCCAAGAATGTCACCGAACAGCTGGGCCTCCTTCATACTATCGCCGTTCAGCTTATCATCCAGCAGGTCAGGTAAATGATCCCCGGGCGGCTGCTTGTAGCGATCAAGGTAGTCATAGCAGGCAGCGGCAATTGCTCGGTTCGGCCCGCCAAACAGCTCTATGGCTACGGCCCCACGGATAATAGGTGCATGGGTGGCATCAAACGCCAGCAGCACCAGCAGATTCTCCTGTAAAGCCCCTAACAGCATCAGCGCTTCGCTTGCCTAAGTTTGTAAAGGGGATCATAGGTGATTGACCTGATCTCCATCCCAATCCGGACTCCATTCTTAAAGTAGATGTAAGCCTCACCCTTGCGGCCGTGGCCGCAGCAGGCGAATTCGACCCCTGGTAAGCCTGCAATGCAGGGGTCATCATAGTCCTTCCCGCGTTTTTGCTTGCAGGCTGGGCAAACCCAGCCGATTTCATGCTGATGCTTTTTCTGCCTCATAACGGTCACCGCTTCGCCAGCATGTATTGGGGGATCAAGTGCGCGTTGCCACCCTCAATGTAGCCGGGGAAGTTATTTGGGTCTTCGAAGCGCCACCTGACGTTGCCTAGCGCCTGAACAACGGATTGCAAACTGACGGGTGCATTACCGGCTTTGAGGTGATCTATGATCATGTCAACCATCATGGTCAGCATGGTGCGGCGGGTAACCCTGTTGAGATCGGCAAAGTACTTTTCCATGAAAGCCAGCACTATGGGTGCATTCTTACGCCAAGCCTTAGCCACCGCTGGCAGGTTGCCAAGGCTGCGGTATGGCACCTGAGTGCCAATAGCCAGCCTCACTACATCATACAACTCATGCCAGCTTTCCGGGTCAGTGCCCTGACGGTCGAGCAAATATTCGATCACTACTTTGCATTCCTGAAGCTCCTCACTGCTCAGTTTTGGCAGCAGGGCCAAAACCTCATTCTTGGTCATAACAGCCACCACAGGAGCAAAGTGACTGCCACAATGCGCCAAAACCAGCGCGCCGCTGGTGTCGGCGTCAGATCATTCCACCCGTGATAGTGACGGGTTGTGACGGTGTGACGGCACAAGTGGTCACCTGCAAATTCGCAATACCTGTTGGGTACATTCATGGCCTTCCCCTTGTCTAGCTTGTTAAGTTTACTATTCGAATTGTCCTCTCTATAATTCTTGTCCTCTCTATAATTCTTGTCCTCTCTATAATTCTTGTCCTCTCTATAAT